TGGGGCCGCTTGCGCAAGCAGCTACTCAGATAATTAAAGAAATAGGATTACGACTGATGAACAGTACGGCGCAGTTAATGGTTGTTACGGCGTTTATTATGATTTTTATTTTTATTTTTACGGCCGGTTGGTTTTCTAGAAGATGATCTCTTACGAGATGACGATCTAGGTCTTGAAGTAGAGCGAACTCTCCGCTTGGAGGAAGAGCGTTCTCTATATATAATGAGAGGTTTAGGTTTGGGTTCTCTCGGTTTACGATACGATTGTCGACGTGGGCGACTAATGGCGGTATCGGATTTCTTGGTGGTGTTTGTTTCACCTAATGATTCGTTAGTCTCAGTTGCGCGATCTTCGGCAAGTTCAGCTGAGACCTTCTTCTTTTCAGCTTTAGAAGCACCGGCTCCGGTGATGGCATCAGAGATGCTTGAAATGGTGCTAGACATTAAAGGCACGGCTATGCCGGATCCACCGAGTAGTGAACCGAGCATGTTGTATTCGGCTGGCATGGCGTCTTGTCTGGATTGAGTTATGACAGAATATGTTTGCAAAGCTTGCGGATCGTAAAGGGCGGGTGATACAGTGGAAGCATTAAGAATGCTTCGAACAGTTGGTGCAATTGCGATACCTCTGATGGTTTTGATGTTAACTAAAGGTGGACTACCACCTGCGGCACCGGGTTGCATACCAGTGAACATGGTATATGCCCAGGTCCAATTTGGCCATTCGACATCGAAAACTAGACCACCAGCGTCACGGAATGGGAAGATCCATGCAGTACCTAGGTCATCGACGGTCTCATAAATACAGACCATCAAGGGTTTTGAGGTAAAGGATGAACCATTGACGAAAGTGCCACATCGGACTGAGCACCATTTGTTAAAATCTTCATTGGTCTGATGGACGATGAAAGCACCTTCAGTGGATCTGGCTGTGTATTTCTTGGGTGAAAGCATCGAAATGTCAGTGGGTTGAGTTATAGGTCGACCTAACTGGACGACCTGGACAAGTTGAGTGGTGATTGGTAGAGGTACACCAACGTTCCAAAAATCACTCTCATAAATCATTTCGAAATCATTAGTGTTTGCGGTTTGTTTGACTTTTTGTGTTATGGCTTTGTACGCAACTTTCATGTCCGCTCCAAAAGATTTTTCTAATTCGGGCATGTACTTGTCGAGAGAGCCTTGTTTATGCAATCTGCGGATTACGGTGACGAGGTTAAGAGTGTAAACAGATGGTGAGAACTGGGCGGAGTAGATCATACCAGAATTGTTGAAACCGGTGGCGTCATATTGAAGGGTTTCGGACATATAGGCAGATTGGATTTTCCCCATCTCGCCGGTGACGGATTGTTGAGAAATCTGATCATTAATTTGGGCAAGTTGCCAATTGTTATCATTGCCCAGAGGGTAAGATTGGGAGAATTCGGCGTGAAATAAAAGGTTAATGAAGCTTGGACAATGTAGAAGTAACATAGTTTTAGGATCATCGAGGGAAGGTAAAAAGTTTTCCCAATCGAGTCTGTACTCTTGATGAATTGCAGGTATGACAGACTTATCTGGGTAACCGTTGTAAGATGTACCTTTGGCGCCAGGTGGATGGAGTGCTTTCCTGAGCCAATCTTTACCATTTTCGGTATTGGCTTTAAGTGCAGATTCTTCGAAGTAAGATTTGCCGACAGTAGACATGTTGTATGTTTTAAAATTTTCGTAATATAATTACGGGTATGGGTATATTAGTATGTATTTCTTTAATTATTTAAAATAAAAGAAAAGTTACCATTCAACAGCGAAACAAGAGAGATTTAGAACACACCGCGTCTGATAGAATCCGTCCAAAGTTTCTTCAGTGTTCAGTGTGCTCAAGAGCTTACCGGATTTGCCGTTTTCGCGTTTGAGTGGTATATAATCTTCTAGTAATAATTAAATTAAGTGATAAGGTTCCTAAACCAGGAAATGCCAAACATAAATTCTGCATGGCGAATTAAAATTAAATTAATTTATTGATTTGATGGTCCAAGTTTTAATAGGTATACTGTCTATATCATCGTATTTAGATAATTGGAACAAGAAATTAACCAAAGTTAAAACTTCTTGGGCCGTTATGTAGATGGCAAATTGGGCATAAAATTTTGATGCGATTTGGCATCCATGATATAATTGTTCATCATCGAATATGACGTCGAGGCAATCAATTATAGATGTTCTTTGTTCGAGCCAATCAGATTCGCAAGTATAGACCTTGCTCAAAACACGGCTAGTTCTTCTGAGCACATCGGGAAAGAATTTCCCGTCGGGTGTTATAATGTTTGCGATATATTCGCCGATGGCTACTTTGTGTGGTTTAAGCTGAAATCCGCATAATTGGGCATGTGTTAATGTACCTTTGAGTTTTTCGTCTATGCTTTCACATAGAATGAAAGAATCATCACCTTTGAATGCAGCGCAAACGATGCCTTTAATTTTATAGCACATACCAACGGCTGCCATGTTGTAGACGGTGTTACCATCTAATGTGAACGGTTGCCCCGAATGTTGTTGCCATGTACCTTTGAGTAGTAAAGATAGTGGTTCGTGACCTTCGCCCATAGATCTAGATGCTAATGTCCATTCGGATCTTCTGCTTACATAGTAATCGACCGTTTCTTTGCGATAACCGCAAGCGTTGAGCATAATACCAGGTGATATTATACCTTGTTCTTCTTGACTACGATCGAACTGTTTGAAGTCTAACATGAATTTGACGAAGTTTTTGTCGTTAAGT